TTACTTAATTTCTAGCACATCCAGGCGCACGCTTGATGCGGATGCATCCTCTTCTTCCGGCTGCCAGCCAGCAGGTTTTACCGGCAGGGTTTCGCGATCAAAGCCAATATCACCGCCGTCGACCACTTCATCACCGTGTTGAATGCCTTTAAAGTCGAACAAATTAATGTCCGCCATGTGCGATGGCACAATGTTCTGCATCGCGCTGAACATGGTTTCAATACGGCCAGGATAACGTTTATCCCAATCGCGCAGCATATCGGCGACGACCTGACGCTGCAGGTTCGGCTGTGATCCGCACAGGTTGCACGGAATGATCGGATACTGACGCGCTTCGGCAAAGCGAATGATGTCTTTTTCGCGACAATAGGCCAGCGGACGAATGACGATATGCTTGCCATCATCACTCATCAATTTCGGTGGCATGCCTTTCATTTTGCCGCCGTAGAACATGTTCAAAAACATTGTCTGCAGGATATCGTCGCGATGATGGCCCAGCGCAATCTTGGTACAGCCCAATTCGGTGGCGGTGCGGTAAAGAATCCCGCGACGCAAACGTGAACAGAGCGAACAGGTGGTCTTGCCTTCCGGAATCTTCTCTTTAACGATGGAGTAAGTATCTTCGTCAACGATCTTATACTCGACACCCTGTTCTTCCAGATACGCGGGCAGAATATGCGCCGGGAATCCTGGCTGTTTCTGGTCGAGATTAACCGCCACCAGTGAGAAGTTCACCGGTGCGCTCTTCTGCAAATTGCGCAAAATTTCCAGCATGGTGTAGCTGTCTTTACCACCTGACAGGCAAACCATGATGCGATCGCCTTCTTCAATCATGTTGAAATCAGCAATGGCTTCGCCCACGTTACGACGCAGACGCTTCTGAAGCTTGTTCAGGTTATATTGTTCTTTCTTCGTTACTTCTTGATTTTCTTGCATTATTAACTGTCTCAGAAACCAAAAGGGGCATGCAGTGGGCAAGTCATTTCAGATCGCCAGTTTGCTGTTGAGCATATCAACCTGCTCGCCATTCATCTCTTCAATCCATGTCGCGTAGATTTCATACACCATCTGCGCGTTCTCATGTCCCATCTGATTCGCTATGAAAGACGGGTTTGCACCTGCCGACAAAAGCCAGCAGGCAAAAGTATGTCGCGTATGGTACGGATTACGGCGGCGAATTCCAGCACGTTTTACAGCGGCTTCCCAGCGCGCGCCAATGCTTGATAAGGAATAACCCGGTTTTTGCTTACCATTCTTCATGCGCGGGATAAAAACGAACCGCACTTTTTCCTTCTCCGTCTTACCATATTCGCGATGATGGATCACTATCATGGTCCTGGGCTGCAGCTCGGTCAGCAGGCGCTGCGCTTTCAGTGCGTCGAGTGCCGGCTGCAGAAGCTTAATCACCCGTATGCCTGCAACGGTTTTTGGCGGGCCATAAAGACCCATTGCAGTCAGGTTGCGGCGCACATGGATTGTCCCTTTATCGAAGTCCACATCCTCCCAGGCGAGTGACGCCAGTTCCCCATGGCGAACGCCAGAGAATATGGCGAATTTCCACATATTCTGGCTTTGTCCGGTTTCGCTTTGCATCAGCTGTTCAAACTCAGATTTTGACAGCGGGTCAGGTTTTGGCCGGGACTTCTGCAGCTTTTTAACCCCCTCAAAAGGTTTGTTCTTTATGTATCCCGAGACATACGCAAAACGAAGAAGAGAATTCAGCAGTGAAACATAGTTATCAACAGTTCGCACGGAACGACCGATTTTATTCGAGCGATCATTATGGCTGTATAAAGTTGGACCAGTCAGCAGTTCAAGTCGGTAGTTGAGAATATCACTGTGTCGTATGGAGGAAATGGGGGTTTCAGCATTGACCACGTGCAAAATCGTCTTCAGCTGGGACTTGGTTTTTCGCATGGTATTCGCGGTTAACTCGGTTTCTTTAATCCTTACCCATGCCTCGCAGAGTTGGCCCATCGTGTTTATCGAAAGAGTGGTGACGACTTCGCGGGCTTTTCGTGAGGAGGGGAACCGGTGATGATAATTAAATTCTCCCAGGTTGATTTCGCTGACAATGACAGCCCGCAGGTTACCGGCCTTTTTGATGTTGGCTGGCGTGTTCAACCATCCTTTGAGGACCTCCCGGCATCTTTTACCACGGTACATGAACCAGATGTAGATGCTCTTTCCTCTGATTTCAACGCCTGTCGGTAAAGCCGCCATGACTACGAGTCCTGAATAAATTTGTTAATTCTTGGATAGTTATACCAGGTCGTTCCACGTTTGCTGTCTGGATTACCCTTAGGAGAAACGCGTTTGAAATGAACACCTTCGATCCAGCAATTTTGACGGTAACTTTCAATCTGCCGGCCATCGAGACCGGTACGTTGCATGAGCTTGGACTGAACCATCCATTCTTCATTAAAAATGATTTGAGCCATACGCTATCTCGATCGGATTTTTGAATACTGAACAATTCATTCAGCCTGAAGTTGAAGTAAGTCGAATAATGAATTGCTGTGGGGGCAGCATGGACAGCTCGGTTAAAAGCAAACTGATCTGAGCCACGCGAGAAATCATTCGGGACATGTCGTTCAGACTGTTGCACTGGTTGAATGCAAGGTCTGCTATGGGCACATCAACCTGGCCATGTTCGTTTTCACCTTGCGGCATGCTGACGGGTAATGAAATAAGTTGATGTCAGTCCTCTGTGAAGTTTGCGCGCTATCCTTAAAACAGGAGGTGCCTATGTGTGGTCGATTCGCGCAGTACAGCAGCAGAGACGAATACTTTGAATCACTCGGGCTTAAGCCTGACGAAATCCTGTATGACCCGGAGCCGATAGGGCGTTTTAACGTGGCTCCCGGTACCAAAGTCCTCTTGCTCAACGAGCGGGATGAAGAACTGCATTTTGACCCTGTTTACTGGGGATATGGTCCGGACTGGTGGGACAAGCAACCACTCATTAATGCTCGTGCTGAAACAGCTGCAACGGGTCGCATGTTCAAACCCCTCTGGAATCACGGCCGTGCGATCGTCCCGGCCGATGCGTGGTATGAATGGAAGCGAGACGGCGTAAAAAAGCAGCCTTACCTGATTTATCACAGGAAGAAAGAACCGCTGTTTTTCGCTGCTATTGGTAAAGCGCCTTATGATAAAGACCATGGCCATGAAGGCTTCGTCATTGTGACGGCAGCCAGCAATAAAGGCATGGTGGATATCCATGACCGCCGCCCGCTGGTTTTAACTGCAGATGCGGTGCGTGAGTGGCTTAGCGCTGAAACGACGCCAGAACGGGCGCAGGAAATTGCTCATGACGCTGCTTTGCCAGAGAAGGCGTTCACCTGGCATCCAGTTACAACCAAAGTGGGCAACATCCATAACCAGGGTGCTAACCTTATTGAGGAAATAAAAACTGAATAAGCAGGGAGGTTAAATGCCAAACCGGGATGCGGAGATCAACATCGGTGCCGATCACATTGTCATCGAGCGGCGTTATCGTGCGCTGGGTGCATTCAACGATTTGCTCATTGCGGTGTGGTTTCTGGTGGGCAACATTTTCTTTTTTTACGATAAGCTGATGACGGATGGTACGGGGTTGTTTGTTGCAGGCAGCCTGCAGTTGCTTCTGAGGCCTTTGATAACACTGTGTGAACTCATACATGTGACACGTGCGCGCAAACGAAGCGCGCCAGTAAGCCATGTCACCCGATAATTAATTAATCCATTTCACTCGCCTGAAATCGATGTGATGACGTCCTGTATTGCTGGCTTAATGGTTATTGACGATTTTATCCAATCATATTAAATATGTTACCGCCTGACAGGTCATGTTTAACTGTCCAATCATTCATCTCGCTTGTCAGGCCGTAGCCCCGTCCTCTGGATGGGGCTATCGTTTAGAGGGAATTTACCAGCCAATCGAAATGCCCGCTGCCACCCCCATATTTTTACTTGTGTCATAGCTCATAAAGGTACTGGCCCGGGCACTGTTCCCTAATTTGAAATGAGAGCCAAAAGCCACCGCACTCTGTCCACCATATGAACCACCTCCCAAACCCATACTGATAACTTTACCCTCTACACGGGGAATAGCAGACATTGACATGGCTGAACTGATACCCGCCATAGCTTTGTTATGATTGTCACCGATGCGTTTATCCATAGCAGCAAACTTATGTTCGGTTTTCGTCTCAAACCGTTGTTGATTGAAGTGGAGTTGAGTGATATTTGTTGTGTTTTCTGATATCAGGCCGCTTGCATCAGATATTTTTTTATTATTTTTGGCGATATTTTTTGTGTTGGCGAGTGTTTCTTTCTGGTTCTCTTTGATGTTTATCTCATTAATCATTGTTTTTGACTGGTTATGGTTGATTTCCTGTTGCTGTTTTTCAATCTTGCCTTTATTGGTTTTTATGTCACTTTTGTTTTTATCAATAACTTCTTTATCTTCTTTTATTAGTTGCTTGTTAAAATTTATTTTAACATCCTGGTCATCAACTTTCATTTTCAGAGAGTTTAATTTAATGCCATTGGTAAATATTTCGTCACGATTGTGTTCGATATCCTCTTTCATGCTGCCCACACTGGTTTTATGTTTTCCAGGATGGAAAAGCGTAACATCGGCGTGTGCTGGAGAAAAAGCATACAGGGTTGTTACCAGTGCGATTATTGACTGGTTAAGTTTCATGGTGGTTACTCCCTTTTATTTTGGGTGGCAGGGTGTGGGTAAAAAAGTGCGTGTTTTTTTAATTGCTACTGAGGGGAATAAGGAATGATTTGGTGTGTTAATAAATTTACATAACAAGACGTTTTATTGAAAAATGGGATTTAATTTCTGCGCTTAATTTCCAGCCCTGTCGACGATATTGACAATGAAAATTCGGAAAAGAGGGTGTGTTGGACACTATTAAACAGGACATTGTCAGAGGGTAAGTCACGGTTTATGCAAATGCGGTATTTTCCTGCCAAGATCTTCATGCCAAAAGCCTCATCAACCGATGAGGCTTTTGGCATGAAGGTTAAAAAAACTATTAAGCTGTCGACCTATTTTTACTTCTTACCAGCCAAATGAAATTCCGGCGGATACACCTACATTCTTATTACTGTCGTAACTTAAAAAGGTGCTGCTTTTAATCTTCTCACTTATTCTGAATTGGGATCCGAATGCCATCGAGCTCTGTCCTCCGTATGAACCTCCGCCGAGTCCAATGCTAATGGTTTTACCCTCTATGTAGGGAATTGCATTCATGGCCATCGCTGCACTGATCCCCGCCATAGCTTTCTTATGGTTTTGTGAAATCCTTTTATCCATTTGTGAAAAGTGCTGTTTTGTCTCTTTTTCAAAACCATGAAATTCTTTGTCCAGTAACTTCAACGACTCTCTGTTTGTTGATATTTTTTCTTCGTTAACCTTTATCTTATTTGTGTTGTTGCTGACATCATGTGATGTAGTTTCAATCCTGTTGGCGTTTTTATCAATTCGTTTGTTGCTGGCGTCAATTTTCCCTGTGTTCTCCTTGATGATTTTATCGCTGACATCAATCTTATCCGAGTTGTCTCTGATTTCGTTGTCATGCTTATCGATGCGTTTGTTGTTGGCGTCAATTTTCCCCGTGTTCTCCTTGATGATTTTATCGCTGACATCAATCTTATCCGAGTTGTCTCTGATGTCGTTGTCATGCTTATCGATACGCTTGTTGCTGGCGTCAATTTTCCCCGTGTTCTCCTTGATGATTTTATCGCTGGCATCAATCTTATCCGAGTTGTCTCTGATGTCGTTGTCATGCTTATCGATACGCTTGTTGCTGGCGTCAACCTTTCCTGAAATATCCGAAATTTTACCTGAATTGTCTTTAATTTTTTTTGAGTTATCTCCAATGTCGGTGGAAAAACCGTCTATTTTTTGAGTGATGTCTTTTATGGCCTTCTCATTATCGGCTATTCTTTTGTGTGAGGGATGTACTATAGCGTGCACAGGATTTAAAAGAATTAGATTCAAAACGATCACACTTATAGGTAGGGTATATTTCACTTTGTAACTCCACTGGATTTTGAAGAGAATTCAGGTGTGGTTCCAGAGGTTTTTTCTACAGAACGCACACCTGATTTTATTCAATTTTTAACTTGCCGTTGACATGAATAATCGCATGGATTTAACTCTGTCCCATATAAAGGCTTCAGGCGTCAATTATTCATTGGCTCATGTGTACTGAAGGTTTTGGTTGGCTTGTCTTCAGTTGCAAGTCAAATTAGCATTCGGGCTAATGTTGGTGAAGTCAGGAAAGTGAATTTTTATCTTGTTATTTAAAAAGAGTGGTGTTGGCAAAATGCTATATAAGACTATTTTTCAGACCATCCATTACGTAAGACACTCTGGCAATAGTGGCTGCGATGTTCTGACCATTCAGCATTAACCTGCCTCCGGGCCAGCATCATTGCTTTTAACCAGAGATCCCCGGCTTTTTCATATTGTCCAAAACGTTCCGCCATTGCAGCTGCTTCAGCGACAAAGTAATACCGGTTGTTACGAACAGTTCTTCTGATATTCATTCCCTGGCTCATTTTTTAAACCTTTATTCACAACATTATTTCAGACTGGCTGCTTCTTCGATTTCTGCTTTCCTCACCAGAAAGACATCGGTTGCTTTTTCAAGCAATTCTGGCGTGGAAGCCAGAACCTTGGATGCATAGGCATAACACCGCGCCAACGCGCTGACGGTTTCCGCGTTCATCGCAGCCTCACAGAAATCGGCCAGCAGTTTAGCGGGGGTCCGCTCCTGATTATCCTCTTCTTTCTGCCTGCCTTTTGATGCCCTTGAGGGACGTGGTGAAGGTTTTGGCGCAGGAACGACAGGTTGATGTGCTGGTGGATTTGGCGGAGGAGCCGGAGCTGGCGTCTCGAAGACGCTTTGTTCATCACACAATGCTTGAGTTTCAGCCTTACCATGTTCGATCACCGCATCGGCTTCCTGCCTTGACTGATTAATCAGTACGTTTAAATCGTCAGATGTAGCCGGGGTGATATCACGTTCAACAGGCGGGGCTGTGTCGATTTCGTCTGGCGTATAGACACCAAGGATCACATCCGGACAATGCAGCCTTGCCCAGCGTTTAACGGCGAGATAGGCCAGCTGCTGTTTAGGGTCGCTTGCCCACAGCGTTGAGTTGCGCACCTGTGCCTGTGATAACAGGATTTCCAGCTCGCGTGGCTGCTCCTCGTTCTTCATCGTTGCCCAGACACGAACGCCACAGCCAGTTTCATCTGCCAGTGTCCAGCCGGGAGCCGCGTACTTGTTTCCCTTGGGTGAGGTTCTTTCAACGAATTTGCCAATGACCTTCTCCCAGGGACCAAACCATGCGTACTGAATGCGATCGCGGGTGGGGGCCATGGTGGTGATGACGGCATTAACCAGCTGAGCTTCATAACCCAGCACGCCATTAACCATGAAGGTCTTCTGAGCAACAGCAAACGGGTTCATGCGCCACTGCAACGCCTGCATCGTGACGGCAAGGCAGTCTGAGGCTTTACCTGCAAGGTGTGCAGGTACCGTGACCCGGCTGCCGGCCATAATCTCGGCGAAGCGCACCAGCTTATCCAGTGCATCCGGGCTGAAAATGGTGGCTGCCGTACTGGTGTTTTCTGCTGTGGGATCCATCTGTTGAGTTTCCATAATTAATACTCCTGTCTGCGTGCCCAGGCCGGGCGTTGAATGGTTTCAACACCACCCCAGTAATCATTGAGGCGGCAAGAGTGGAAGGTGTTGAGATCCTGTCGGAAGAGTTTCATACCTGTCTGCATGTCATCGTCATGCAGTTTGTACACCCGAACGGGGTAGCGACCGCAGTCGATGGATTCGCTCACGGCGAGAAATACAAACTGAGGCTGTTCACCGAAACACTGGTAAAAGCCCTCACAGTACATCGCGGCCTGCACGTGATAGCGAAACTCTTCGATGTGTCGGGAGAAGCGGGCCATGTCAGCGACTTTTTTGACATCAATAATGACCGGGCGGTCGGACAGGTATTTGTCCGGACGAATTCGACAAAGCTCTTCGGTTTCATCGTCTCGCCAGTAAACCGACGATTCGCAGTACCCTTTATCCTGCAGGAGGAATTTTGCTGCATCGTGAGCCATCGCGCTGTCACGCATGAGCAGGAGCTTGCGTCCCTGTTCTGCATCCAGCACGGTCATGCCCAACCGGTTACTGTCATCCAGAAACTTCTGTTCCTCCTCTTTTCCTTTAGTGGTGCGACGGTTAAACGAAGGCGCGACTACATAACGCCTGTCAAACTCATCAGGCTCCAGCAAAATGCAATGGAGGGCACTGCCCATCTCCAGTGCTGCAAGTTTTTCCGTATCGACAGGAGCGTTTTTACGCCAGTTATAGATGGCAGGATTCAGTGCGACATCATCAAGCTGTGACTTACTGACGCCCGGCCCCGCGTGATAGTCCGCGTTGCTGATTTCGTGATACACACCTGGTTTTACTGGCATGGTTCCTCCCATTTCAGTAACACCTGCAGGTCATAATTTTGATTTGCCTGCAGGTAAGCGAGATTAAGAATGAAATCCTGATACTCAGCGTTTGCTCTGGTGCCGGAGCAGCACTGACAGGCCTGTGGGTGTAACTGAGGGAGGCGGAATTCATTGAGTGTGTCCGGAAAGCTGACGAGAAGGCGGGCGGCCTCATCGTCTATCCATTGCTCCCTCTCAATGGCTGCCTGTTCTTCCGCATCAAGCTGTTCTTTCCGTCGTTCGAGCTGGATACAGGGCATCACGGCTTGCCCTCCTGCAGAATGATTTCGGTTAATTTGTCGGTCAGCACCTGCAACAACGGTTTAGGAGCTTTACGGCAGAAGCTTTCACTGTTCAGAATGTTTTTATGGCTGAACTCGACTGATCGGATGGGGTGAAAGGAGCGTGCGCAGGCGGCATCGCCCCTGATGCGTTTACTCATCATGGGTATGGTTCCTGTGAATGGTCAGGTGAGGGATATTGCTGCGAAGAACGAAACTAAGTGGGGCTAAAAGGGACTGCTCTGGATGTCACTCAGCGCTTGATGACGAAGATTTCAATCACGACCATCTTAAGGCGAGCTTTTGCGCTGTTATCCGGTAAACGGACTCCATCCATGAGTGCCTCCTTCAAATCGGCACCTTCAAGTCTGGCGGTTCGCATATCAGCATTACGCAGATTCGCAGCCATGAGCTTTGCATGCCTGAAATCTGTATTTGTACATGTGGTACCGGAGAGGTCAGCGAAGGGCATAAAAGCCCCGCATAGTTTGGTATTGTTCAGACTGGATCCCTGTAAATCCGCACCAAACATAATGGCTCCGGTAAGGTCAGCATTATCCAGGGGTGCAGATCTGAGGTCCATAAAGCTCAGGTCGGCACGTTTGCCACTCTGGCCATGTGAGAGAAGCCAGGCTTTATGAGCACGCAGAACGATTTCAAGTTGAGAACGGTTCATGGAGTATTTCCTTTAGGTAATGGGTCATAGGTGTCGGCAGTGGACATGTAATGCCAGAACTGGTAGGACAAGGTCGAATGAGATTAAAGCGAAGAGTAATGCGTTCAGGTTTTAAGTGAGCGTGGCTCGTTACTTCACCTGAATGCATTGAGTCCCGGTTATGCAGACACTCCGGGGTGGCCAGAGACAGATAAGCAAAGATATCGAGCATTCATTTAAACTCCTCGCGTCTGGCTGCTGCTCGGGCTTCATTTATCGAAGGGGTCTTACCGGTAATGACAGTACGGAGGCAGAAAACGCCAGATGTCGTTACAGTAGACTGTGGGGCAGCATTCAACGCGACATTAGCTACGCGCGCATGTTTCAACAGTCCCAGAATGCAGGACCGGATAATAAGCATCGAATGCTCGCCTTTGATGATGTAAGTGATTTTCACAGAGCATGACTCCATGCAGAGTTTGTCAAAGGAGGGGTAGCATGTGGTGTATTACTCCATTCTGGTCTTGCTCCTTTCCCCATATAAAAATCCAGAATATCCAGCAGCCGTGGATAAAAGTTAACTGCGCGCTCACCATCCATTGCTTCAATATCCTTATGACTGAATCTTCTCCAGTCTTCGATTTGATGAGTCTGACAACCTGCACTTAACGTCACGCCATGTGTAATCTGCATGCTGTACTCTTCACCGAGAATGAGCCAGGTTTCAGCAGGCAAACGAGTACTGAAAAGGTGGGCGCCTTTAAGTCTGGTACCCGTTAAATCAGCCAGGCGCAGGTTAGCGTCATAAAAGTCGGTGCAAAGTAAACTGGAATAACTCAGCGATGCATATTCGAATTTAACATGAGAGAAATTTGTTCTTTCCAGATTGCATCTGTTCAATGAAGCATGACGTAGTTTTGCACGACTGAAATTACACCCGCTGAGATTACAACTTGTAAATATACATTTTTCAAGGTTGGCTCTGTAAAGGCTAAGGTCTGACATGTTCCTGCAATTAATATTTAATCTGTTACCTTCTTCACCTGCTGACTGAAGCCATACATTATGATCCTGAAGTAATGTCGATAATTCATCCTCGCTCATTAAGTTCTCAGGAGATATTAAGGAATGGTTTAAATTTGATTGATCATGCATAGGATTTGATTCCTGTTCAGAGTTCTTTGTCATAATCGGCATGGCTCAGTAAGACCCATTTTCTCCCTCCGTTTTTGGAGAGAAGACGCCAGGAGGGAGTTACGCAGATGGAAAGATAGCCATGCCGGATTGTGCGGCGTGGTTTTATTTGTCCCTGACGCCATTGTCTGAGAAGGCAGCGTGCCCGGATACAGACGCGCTGAGGTGCTCTGTGTTTATTCATGGTTGACCACCCAGTCCTTTTCGCATGCCGCCGCAAGTTTTTGAGTAAACACCCAGTCGATACCTTCACAGAAATGGACAAATCTCCGTGAACGTTTCAGCGAACAGGCCGTGAAGATGTGCCAGCCCCATCTGAATCTGTAAATCATGTATTCTCCGCATTCAGGTAAAAAAAAGTCCCGCCATTGGCGGGACAACAGTGTTCAGGATTATTTTTCACCAGACGATGAGTCTGAATGGTGTTTGTTTTTTTTGATAGTGTGGTGTCAGGCGAGATGCATCACACGTTATTTATAGTGGGTAACGGCATTCATTAACCTGAATAAATAACTGTTACTGCTGTTGCTCTGATTTATGTTGCTGTTCACACCCGCAGCATTTGGGACGTAAGTCTGGGTGTGCCGCATACAGGGGGTCCAGGATTTCACTGATAATATTATCAAGCGAGACCTGCACTTTTTCCATGTACTCCTCTGATTCCTCTTTAGATACTTTTCCTTCAGCTTCATACTCATAAATATTACCAACTGAGATCCTCAGTTCACGAACAACCATTAAAACCGATTGTTTAACACTGACTGCTGCTTCGCGATTTTTCAC